CTTTTTTTTTTCTCCTCTAATAGTATAAAGAATATAGCGTAAATGGGTGGTGGTCTTCTTCAATTAGTAGCTTATGGTGCACAGGATGTTTATTTAACCGGTAATCCGCAAATTACCTTTTTCAAAGTAGTTTATCGTCGTCATACTAACTTTGCTATTGAAGCTATCCAACAAACTTTTAACGGAACTCCCAATTTTGGCAATCGTGTAACCTGCCAAATATCTCGTAACGGAGATTTAATACACCGTATGTATTTAGCAGTTGTTAATTATTATTCAGGAGAAAAAGTATGTCCTTATTTTGGCCTTCGTTTAATAAACTATGTAGAAATTGAAATCGGTGGTCAAAAGATAGACAAGCATTATTCTCACTGGATGTATGTGTGGAATGAACTCTCGCTTCCCGTATCAAAGAAAGATGCCTATAAAAATATGGTAGGCGCCAATGATATGCTTAAGAAAATAGGAACTGATGCTAATAATGGCGCTAATCTCTATATCCCCTTAGAGTTCTGGTTCTGCCGCAATGTAGGTTTAGCCCTTCCTTTAATCGCTCTCCAATATCATGAAGTTAAAATAAACATTCTATTTGAAACAAAAGAGAATTGCAAAGGTACTTCTGATGAAATTACTGACCTTTCATCTGTTTCATTATGGGTAGATTACATCTTCTTAGATACTGACGAACGCCGAAGATTCGCTCAATTATCCCATGAATATTTAATAGAGCAGTTACAATTCACTGGTACTGAAAGTGTATCGACTGTTTCTGCCATTAAACCGAAATTATCCTTCAATCACCCTTGCAAAGAATTAGTTTGGTTATGCTCTTCTGACCATACTACTACTTCTGCCGATAAACATGTTATAAATAATAACTGGATTAATTATTCAACCAAGGTTAATACCTATGCTGCCGATAATGCAGTACTATATAATGCTACCAGCGCAATTGACTCAACTAATCCCATAAAATCTGCCAAACTTGTATTAAACGGCAATGATCGCTTTGCTGCAAGACCAGGCTCTTATTTCAATTTAATACAACCTTATCAGCATCACGAAAATATCCCTGTTAATCCCGGTATCAATGTTTATTCATTTGCCCTAAAACCGGAAGAGCACCAACCAAGCGGCACTCTCAATATGTCTCGTATTGATACTGCTGTTCTCAATTTAGAGATTAACCAAGTTGATACCTACCTTTCTAATAACGCATCTTCAAAGAATCTACATGTCTATGCCGTAAATTATAATGTACTCCGTATATTATCTGGTATGGGTGGCCTTGCTTATTCCAATTAAAATATTATATATTTATTTATATATGTTGAAATTGCTATAAAGTTTCTTTTTTTTTTCTCCTCTAATAGTATAAAGAATATAGCGTAAATGGGTGGTGGTCTTCTTCAATTAGTAGCTTATGGTGCTCAGGATGTTTATTTAACCGGTAATCCTCAAATTACCTTTTTCAAAGTAGTTTATCGTCGTCATACTAACTTTGCTATTGAAGCTATCCAACAAACCGCTTCGGGAAGTAATTCGCTCGGCTCTCGCGCCACCTATCAAATTACTCGCAACGGTGATTTAATACACAGAGTATATTTCTACGGAAAATTAAAAAATACTGGCGCTACCTCCAAAAAAATAGCGTTAGTTCCCAATGTAGGTCAAAAGTTATTGAAAACCGTAGAATTAGAAATTGGCGGACAACGCATAGATAAACATTATTCGGAATGGCTTTACATATGGAATGAACTTTCGCTACCTTATGGCAAACGTGAAGGCTACTATAAAATGATTGGTGCCAACAAGGAGAACTGCTGCACTCTATTGCCTTCGACATCATCTTATGAATTATATGTTCCCTTAGAGTTCTGGTTCTGCCGCAATGTTGGTTTAGCTCTTCCTCTAATCGCCCTTCAATATCACGAAGTTAAAATTAACATAGAATATGAAACTGTTACTAACCTCTGTGATATCAGTAATAAAAATTATTGTGCTGAAAATGATAGAGTTGGCGGCGAATCAAATGGTACTGGCTATTCTAATACCGAGTTGACCCTTGACGATCCTACTTTATGGGTTGATTACATATTCTTAGATACCGATGAACGCAGAAGATTCGCGCAATTATCTCATGAATATTTAATAGAACAGCTGCAATTCACTGGCACTGACACCATAACTTCATCTGGCTCAAATCCCGATTCTATGAAGAGCTTACGTATGAACTTCAATCATCCCTGCAAAGAACTTGTATGGGCTATCAGAAGTTCAACTGCTGCCAACAATGTATATTGGAATAACTTTTCTACTGCCGAAGCTGATAATACTATTGAAACCACAACTTTCAATAACTATGTCGTTTCTAAAAATCCGGTAATGCAAGCAAAAATAATGCTCAACGGCAATGATCGCTTTGCAACCAGACAAGGCGAATACTTCTCACTAGTCCAACCGTATCAACACCACGAAAATACCCCTGATATGTATCACAAAGGTATCAATGTTTATTCGTTTGCCCTAAAACCCGAAGAACACCAACCAAGCGGCACCCTAAATATGTCCCGTATTGACACTGCTGTTCTATCTCTATCTTCAAGAATGGCTGACACAGGGACTATCCATGTCTTTGCCGTTAATTACAATGTTCTCAGAATATTATCCGGTATGGGAGGCCTTGCTTATTCGAATTAAATATGATATCCATGCCATCGTTGTGATACCCATAATACAATCTTTTCATTTTTCAATTTATAATTATTTTTTACAGATAATATTATATTATATAAAATCTTTGATACATATAATGAAGTCTTTTCAATGTTAAATCCAGCATTTCTATTTTTTGTTTCATAAAAATAGTATGTTATCATATCATCTAAGTAAAGCAAGCAATCTGCATTCATTTTCCCCTTATATTTAGCTATATTTATATCATTAATGTTTCCATGATCCACAAGCTTATTTCTGATAACTTGTTCAAATCTATATTTTTTTATTATATAGTTTTTCAACATTTCGCAATTATATTTATTTCTCATATCATACACAATATGTCTGATATTAGTGGCTTTTTTAACTAAGGCATTTGAAGATTTGTTAATCTCGCTAAGCTTCTTGAGTTCACAATACCCTTCTAAAAATCTCATAATATTCACAAAATAATCCTTGTCTGTAAAGTCTTTCGCACGACTCATATTATTTAATAAAACAATATATTACATCATTTTTTATAATAATACAATGTAAAAAAATAAAATTATATATAATAAAACCCATAAAACCCATAAAACCTATCATATACATCGTCTATTAATCGTCGTTAATAATGATATGTTCGAGATATGGCGCAAGAATCTCATCGACGATAAACGCTGGTTTGAATTCATCGTAATTCATAAAGATTTTGAGGAGTTGCTCAGAGAACCCTGATACGATAGCAGTTCCCTCTGTGTCACAATTAACAGGGAAAACCTCGTTGCTATCTGAATTGAGATTCCAGAATATAAACTTGGGTGCAGTGTAATTATTAGCTTCATATAGTTTAACAATGCTTTTATATACAGTATCGAGAGCATTTGTATTATTTCTACTATTTCTATAATCTCTCTCAAAATTGCCAGTAATAGTATTATTAAACTGCATATCAGTAAATACAAATAGCTTTTTTGGCATTTTGTCTTGCGGAACCTTGTATTTAATGGCATAATTAATAATCTCTTCGTTACATTTTAGAAAATCCGTACTGAACCCATAATCAACCCCCATAATATTCTTAATGCACTCGTGAAGAGAAGGGATATTGGATATGTTCGAAGCACCGGTTGTACTAGCCGTGTCTGTATCTCCATTTTTAATTTTAGCCTTTTCAGCAGTATTAGTGGAAATCAAATCTACAAGCTGAGGATTTTCGCTAAATGTAATAATCTTGTTAGCAAAATCGCCCTTGCAGCACAGAGCCGTGATAATACCAAGAGCAACTGCAACTTGTGCAGGAATACTACCATTTTTGGCATTAAACATAGAGCCTGATACATCAACGATAGAAATTGCATTATCAAAATTGCCAGATTTTCTAACATTCTCAACAATTGCTTTCCATTGCATCTCTGTGGTCTGACACACTTCACCTTTGTTGAACTTTTCCAAATCTTTAATATACACTCCTACCAATTCGTGAGGAAGAATACCTGTTACATTGATTTTCTTAACACTTGCTCCAACATCTTCCAAATATTTTTTATACCTTTCTTCATCGTGTTTAATAAATGCCTTTTTCAATTTATTAGAGGCAACGCCAGGGATATTTTCATATTTAATTTCCTCCCATTTATTATCACACATCT